AGGCCTCGCTGCCCTTCCACCCCGGGTGCTCGCACGACTGATACCGGTAGCAGCACACCGCCTTCAACGCGTGCACCGGCGCCACCTGGAACGGCACCCGGCTGAACACGAACCCGTCGCCCAGGATCGTCGCGGGCGCCATGTCGCTCGACCGGTACCGGTAGCGGACGCTCGCGACGTTCTCAGCCACGAGCATCTCCCCGACCTGATCGACCGTCAAGAAGTCCAACTGACGGCCCTTCCACTCCGTCCACGGCACCCCGTCCTCCTCGTACTCGTCCGGGCCGCGCTCCAACCACGACGGGCGGAAGCTCGGGTGCTGCAACCCGAACGACAGCATCACGTTCAGATGCTCAGGGCTGACCACGTGAGCGCTCACAAGTCGTCTCTCCTTCCGAGCCCGGCGGGCTCACACTCCTACAATCGACACCCCCATTATACACATCACATGTCTATTTGTCAACCCCCCTTTACAGGGAGTCGACCGTGCCGTACGTAGGGCTCGACGACAACTTCCCACACCACCCCAAGGTCAGCGGGCTCACCGACAAAGCCTTCCGCCTGTGGGTCACCACCATCGCGTTCTGTGCCCGAAACCTCACCGACGGCCACGTCAGCCACGCCGAAATGAGAGGCCTCGCAGCAGGTCTAGGTTGCACGAAAAAACAGGTCGTGACCCTGATCGAACAAGACCTACTCCGCACCACCCCCCACGGGTACGAACTTCACGACTACCTCTACTGGAACCCCCCCCGTGAAACCGTCCTCAGACGCCGTGAACAAGCCAAAAACCGGCAGGCACGCAAACGCCACAAAGACAACGTGTCACGCCGTGACACCACGCGTGAATTCACAGGCCCCCTCCCCTGTAGTTCTTTAGAACCCCTAGTCGTGGACCAAGGGACCCCGCACGCGACCCCCCCGACAACCGCCCCAGCAGCGCCAGCCGAGGCAACAACACGCGGTCCGACCGACACGACCGACAGCCTCGACAAGCACCCACGAGCAGCGCCGCCGCCCGCCTTCCTCGAGCTGCTCAACCAGCCGACGCGAAGATCACCCGAACGGGGTACCGGGACCGTCGGGTCGACACCGTACGATGAGACACGCGATGTCGAGTCGAGCTCTGATCCCGCCGAGAGCGCGAGCGGCGTAGGGCCATTGGCCGGCGCGGTGCAGGAGCTCCTCGCCGGCCTCGTTGACGGGGAGGGCGCATGATCGGAACGCGAGCAGGGTACGCGCCCTGCGAGGACGTGACCCGGTGAAGGCCGCCCCGCGGTTCTGCATGTGCGTGGTCGCCCGACACGACCGGTTCTGCGCCAGCGTCGAGAAGAAGGGCGGCCGGGTCGTCGGCCTCCGCGAAACCCTGCGCGGCCACCTGGTCGTCGTCCGCTACCGCAGCGGCAAGATGCGCGCCGTCGCCGTCCTCGACCCCGGGTGCACGTCGTGACCGCACCAGCCACCTGGGAGCAGGCGCGCCGCGCGATCGTCAGCGGGTTCGGCGACGAGCTGCCCATCGACAGCACCGAAGCCGCCGTCCTCGCCGCGTGGCGTCAGCAGCCCGACGTCGTCGAAGCAGCCGCCCAGCGGATCGCCGGCCTCAAGACCGAGGGAAGCGTCCGGTCAGGGTGGGCGGTTCTGCGCGCCGAGCTCGACAACCTCCCCGCCCGCGCCCCGGAGACAACCGCGGACGCGCAGACACGACGGGATGCCGCGGTCGACCGCGCCGACGCGTGGCTGCGAACCGTGGGCGCGCACGTGCCCAGCGAAGGCGAGCTCCTCGACGAGCTGTTCGGCCCGCGCGGGCTGCTGCGAGCGTGGGACTGCGCCGAGCTGCGCGAGCGGATGCTCGACCGGTGGCGCGCCACCCAGCCGCAGGAAGCCGCAGCGTGACCGCTGTCGTGGCAGGTGTCGCCGTCGTCGTGCCGGCCGCGCACCTGCGCGACGGCGACAGGCTCTTCAAGGTGCTCGCGGGCGGCGCCGTCATGTCCGCGGTCGCCAGCGTCGAGCACCACCCGGACGCGACCCTCGTTGATGTCGGCGACGGGTTCCGCCGGTTCGACCCCGAGACGCTGCTTCTCGTCGCGCGCGCCAGCGACACGGACCGCCGCGTCCGCTCCGACCCTGACACTGATCTCAGGCGGGCAACGTGACGCGGCTTGAGCGGCTGCACGCGCTCGCGTGGACGCTCCCCGACACGCTGCCCGCCCCGAAGGCCCTGCAGCTCGGCGAACGCGGCGAAATCGCGACGGAGTGGCGGCGCTGCCCCAACTGCGACGGCACCCGCAACGTCCCCGACCGGTTCCGTCGCGCGATCACCTGCCCCACCTGCCAGGGACGCGGCGGGTTCCGCGTCGACCCGTACACCGGCGCCCGCCGAACATCGGTCGTCGCCGCCGACCGGCTCCGCGTCAGATCCGTGCTGTGCGACCGGTGCGCGGGAACCGGTGCTGCGCTTGGCCGGCTCGTCGCGCAAAACGGCGACACCCGCTGCGTCAAGTGCGACGGCACCGGCCGTGTCACCGTGCCCATTCACCCCGAAGACCCGGACGCGGACGCAGCCGTCAAGATGTCCGCCACCCGGGACCCGCACGAGCTGCTCACCGCCGCGCTCACCGTGCTCGCCTCCGAAGACACCAACGCGTACCGGGCGTTCTCCGTTGTCCGCGTGTCCTGCCGGCGCCCGCCGCCCGCAGGCGGGCCGTTCGCGCAGCGCGTTGAGCGGGCCGAACGACGTCTGCTCGAGCTGCTGCCGGACCCGCTGCGGGTTCCGCGATGGGCGGTCGACGCGTGGCAGCAGCGCGCGCCGCGAGCGCTCGCTCGTGAACGCGCCCGCGTCGGCAGGCTCGGCCGCCGAAACCGCGCGGAGCTCGCCCGGGAAATGGTCGCCGCCGGCATGAGCACCGAACGCGTTGCGGAGCGGCTCGGTGTCAGCGCCCGAACCATCCGCGCAGACGTGAGCGCCGGCGCGTGAGCATTGCTGCCAGTTCCCCCGCCGCCGCCGACCTCGCCCCACCTCGCCCCGACCTCGCCCCATCCTCGCCCCGGGGCGAGGACAACGACCTCGCCCCACCTCGCCCCGACCTCGCCCCATCCTCGCCCCGGGGCGAGGACAACGACCTCGCCCCCTCGCCCCCGCCTATACGGGGGCGAGGGGCGAGGACGAACGACGAAGCCGCCCGAGAGCGTGCCGTCGTGTCCATGTGCTTTACTGATGACGCCGCCGAAAGTCCCTTTCGGCAGCCGCAGCCCCTAGACAACCGCACCCCTCAGGTCGGACGGGCAGCGTGAGGCCCTCCTCGATCGAGTCCCGACGGCGCCGCGACCAGTTCGCGCAGCTCGTGGCAGCCGACCTGCGAGAGGGCGGCCTCGACCAGGCGCACGCGAACGTCGTCCGCCACGCACGCGACTGCCGCCTCAAGGCCGAGACGGCGCTACGACTCTCCTACGACCCGGCGTTCGTCGCGGACGTCGCCCGACGAGCGGGGGTAGCAAGATGAGCGACCAACGCGTCGTCTACGTGCCCGTCGCCCGCGCGTTCGCGGAGCAGTGGGAAGGCCAGTGGGCCGGCCCGGTCGACGTCCGGTTCGTGCGCGCCGACCGCAACCTGTACAGCCTCGAGATCCGCCACACCCCTTCCCCCGCCCGGCGCGTGTGGTGGCGAAGGATGTTGCAGTGGCCGGGCTGACGCGCGGCGACATCCTCGCCTCGTACGCGGCGCCGCCGCACCGGATCGGCGAGGAGGAGTTCGCCCGATTTCTCGAACGCGTCCGCGAGGGCAAAACACTGAACGCTGCGGCGCTCGGCACAGGGTTCTCGTACCGGTCGTTTGCGCATCGGCTCGAACGCGACGACATGTGGCGCGAACGGTTCGAGGAGGCCCGCGAAGAGGGCGCGCAAGCGCTCGCCGACCAGCTGGAGGACGAGGCGCGACGGCGCGCCACCGAAGGCGTCCAGAAAGGCGTCTACCACAAAGGCTTTCTTGTCGGCACCGAAACCGTGTACTCCGACCGGCTGCTCGAGCGGCTGCTCGAACGGCACGCCGACGGCTACCAGCGCACCAGCCGCGTCGAAGTGACCGGACAGACACGGCACGAGATCGCGATCGAGGGCGGGGTGACGCTTGACGCAGCAGCCGAAGTCCTCATCGCCGTTGGCGCCGTCCCTGCCGCAGTTCTTGGCGCAACGGTTCCCGCCGCTTCACCGGTACTGGCCGAACCTGCAGACGGTCAGTCCACAGCAAGGCGCCTTCCTGCTGCTGAGTGACCTCGAAGTGCTGTACGGCGGCGCCGCCGGCGGCGGCAAATCCGACGCGTTGCTTGGTGCTGCGCTGCAGTACGTGGACGTGCCGCTGTACAAGGCGCTGCTGCTGCGCCGCACCTACGCCGACCTCAGCCTGCCCGGCGCGCTCATGTCGCGCGCGCACGAGTGGCTCACCGGGTCAGCGCACTGGGGCGACGAACGAAAAACCTGGACGTTCCCGTCGGGAGCAACGCTGACGTTCGGGTACTGCGAGCACGAACGCGACGTATACCGCTACCAAGGCGCCGACTTCCAGTTCATCGGGTTCGACGAGCTCACCCAGTTCTCCGAGGCCCAATTCGCCTACCTGTTCTCGCGGCTGCGAAGACCGAAGGTGCCCGACAACGCGACCGCCGAACAGATCGAGCGGCTCGAGCAACTAGCGCAGGTGCCGCTCAGGATGCGCGCCGCGTCGAACCCCGGGGGCGTCGGCCACGGATGGGTTCTCGACCGGTACCCGATCGTGAAAGGCACCCCGGCCGAACACGAAGGCCGCATCTTCATCCCCGCGAAGGTCGCTGACAACCCCGGTCTCGACGTCGTCGCGTACACGGAGTCGCTGTCACGGCTGTCGGACGAGCTGCGCCGGCAGCTGCTCGACGGCGACTGGGGAGCGTTCGAGGGGCAAGCCTTCCCGATGTTCAAGGACACGGTGCACGTGATCGACCGGTTCCCGTTGGACTTCGCGATGGACCGGTTCGAGAGCATGGACTACGGGCTCAACAACCCAACCGCGTGGCTCTTCTGGCCCGTCGACTACGACGGCAACATCGTCTGCTTGGACATGCACTACCGGCCGGGGCTGCCGTCCGAAACAACCGCGGAGATCCTCCGGCGTCGCAAGCCCGCGATCGAGGGCGGCCACGGGTGGGGCGACAACAACACCGTGTGGGCCGACCCGTCCGTCCGCAACCGCATCGGCACCACGTCGAAAGCAGGGACCGCGGCGACGATCGCCACCGAGTTCGCAGACCACGGCATCGGCGTGTCGCTCGGCAACAACGACCCGAAAGCCGGGCTCGCGAGGCTCCGCGAGCTCCTCACCCCCGACGTCGACCGCAGGTTCCCCGACTGGCATCCGCGCCGCGGGCAGCTCGGGTCGCCACGCATGTTCGTGCACCACACGTGCACACAACTGATCGACCAGATGAAAACCGCGCCGCTGCAACCGGCAGACAAGCCGGACGGGCTCGAGAAAATCGACCCTCAGTGGGAGCAGCGGAACGGCCACGCGGTCGCCGCAGCCCGGTACGGCGCGATGAGCCGACCGGAGCCTTCGCAGCAGCCGAAGCAGTACCCGGACGACCCGAGAGCGCGCGCGCTCACCGAAGCCGACGAGCGCGACGAAGGCGGGGACGGTTGGGCCACGTACGTCAACGCATAGGGAGGGCACCCCGCATGATACAGCCTCGCTTCATCGGCGACGAAGGAGCCGTCGTGTGGCCGCACACGTGCATTTGCGGCTCCAACAGCGGCCGTCTCACCGACACGCTGAAGGAGCCGGCCGGCGGCCGCGTCTACCTGTGCGACCGGTGCGTCAGCGCGCTCGCTCGTCTCCACGGGTTCGTGCACGGCGACGCGATCGACGAGGCCCGCGCGGAGCAGCAGCGGCTCGCCGACCGCGTCGCCGCGCTCGAGCAGCAGGTGCAGGAGGCCGTCGCGCGGCAGACCCGCGTCGTCAGTGTCGACGAGCTGATCGCTGCGTCCAAGGCTGCCCCAGCGGCCGAGCCCGAAGGGGTCGCGGCATGAGCGACCGGTGCAACGTGTGCAACCGTGAGATCGGCAACGACGACCGCATGATCGGCTGCGGCCTCGTGATCCGCTGGGGCGCGCGCGACCTCCGCGACGACTTCGCGAAAGCCGTTCGCTGCTGCTCGTTCGGGTGCCTCGCAGCATGGGCGACCGACATGCGCGACAGTCACGACGGCCACGTGCTCGTCGAAGGTAACCCCGCCGCCACCGGCGACACGCCAGCCGTCACCGCGGCCGTCGACTCGGTGCTCCGCTGATGCTCACGGTGCGCGCCAAGGGCGGCACGAACGCCGGCCGCCGCAAGGTGCGGCACGAGCCGCGGCCCGCGTGGACATGCCGGTGCGGCCACGAGAACCGCGGCTACCACGCCCGATGCATGGTAGCCGGCTGCAACCTCAAACGACCCGCAGGAGGACAGTCATGACCGACCACGAGTTCGTTCCCGCGCCCGGGCGCAGCGTCGTCTTCCAGGTCGCGCCGGGCGAGTCAACTGCTGAGCGAGTTCCGGCCGACGACGATGAGTTGAAGGCCAAGATCGAGAAGCTCGAAGCCACCGACGGCGACTTCATCGCGCACGACCCCGTCAGCGGGCACGTGTGGCCGGTCGCCGCCGACTACGTCGAGCTCCACTACGAAGACATGCCGCCGGAGCCGCCGCCGCACGTCGCGGCCTGACACCGCCGCGGATCCCGTTCGCATCCACACTCAGGAGGGCACAGTCCATGCAGTTGATCGTCGAGACGGCCGACGGCCGCGAGATCTCGTTCCCCGTTCAAGACGGCTGGCAGGTGGAGCTTCGCTCCCGCCACGGCATCGAAGGGGCGTTCGCGGTCACGGGCGTCACCCGGTTCCTGTTCGACCGCGACGGCTACCTGGGCCGCGACGTTCCCGCCGCCACGGCGCCAGCCGCCGGCGACGAGCCGCTGCCCGACGTCGTGGTCGTGCACGCCGGCCAGGATCAGCATTCGGAGCGCGGCCAGTTCTTCGACCCCGCGAATCAGAACGAGCCGATGAGCGGATGGACGTCGCTCGTTCCGTAGACGGCTCGTCGCCGCTCACCGCTGAGCAGACAGACGAGCACGAGCGCCGGTACGGCCACCGGCCCGTCCGGGTTCAGGACAACGCCGACCGGCCGCCGCGCCGGCTTCGTCGTCGCAAGGGCCGCGGGCACGCCGACCGGCTCCTGTTCGACCACTACCGGCAGGCCAAACGGTGATCGGCGTCGTTGTCGTCGCCGCGGTCGCGCTCCTGTGCGTCGCCGCCGTCACCGTGTACGCCGTCAAGGCGGTACAGCACGCCGAACGGCAGCACGCGCGCGAACGGCAGCTGCTCGTCAACCAGGTGTGTGCTCTCGCGGGCCGCCCGTGGCTGACGCCGCCCGCCGACGAGCCCGCCGAACTGTTCGAGCCGCCCAGCCCGTGGGACGGCCTGACAGCCAGCCCCGACCAGTGGCCGGGCGAGCCGGGAGATGAGCCGTGAGTGAGCTTCTCGAGCATGTGCCCGAAGCGCAGCGGGACGAGCGGCTGTGGGGCGAACGGATCCAGCAGGCGCGCGAAGACCGCCGGCAGTACGAGCCCGCGTGGGTCACAAACCTCGCGTTCGCCGCCGGCAAGCACTGGCTGCAGTGGAACGCGCGCGCCCGCAAGCTCGAGATGCCCAACCAGCTGCGCGACCGCGACCTGTATGTGGCCGACGTCATCACCGAGTACCGCACCACCGCGCTCGGGGAGATGGCGAAGGTCGGCGACCGTCCCGAACTGCTGCTCGTTGCCGACGACGACACCAACGAGGAGTTTCAGGAGCAGGCGAACCGGTCGGTCGGGTGGGCGTGGGACAACGAGTGGCGGGCCGAGCTCGCGCTTTCGCAGGCACGCCGGTATTGCATCGACCTTGGTGTCGCCGCTATCCGGCCGATGTTCCGTGCGGACGAAGGCCCCGTCATGGGCGAGATGCCCGTCGGTCCCGACGGACACGTGATCACCGACCTGGAGCGCGCGCGCGCGTTCGTAGCGGAAACGCAGGCGTCTGGGCAGCGCGTCCAGTTCAAGACCATTCACGAAGGCCGGCACAGGTGGGAGCCGCTCAGCCCTTTCAACCTGCTTGTGCCACCAGGCATCGACCACGAGGAGTACTTCCCGTGGGAGATCGTGATGCGTCCCGTTCCGGTCGACGACCTGATCGCCGAGTACGGGCTCCCGGCCGGGTCGCTGCAAGAGGACCCCGACATCGCGTCGCTGATCGGCCTCGACGTGTCCACCGCCGGCGCGGACGCGCGGCTGACCGCCGGCACCGGCGGCTCGAACGCGTCGAAGCTCCGCAACCACGCGTGGCTGTACAAGGCGTACGAGCGGCCGTGCCCGAAGTACCCGGACGGCCGGTGCGTGCACCTGATCGGCGACCGCAAGAAGCTCGTTCGCGTCAACAATCAACTGCCGTACACGCGTCCGGACGGCACCCGAACCGCCGGCATCAACTACTTCCACTGGGTCAGGCTGTCCGGCCGGTTTTTCTCCCGGTCGCTCGTCGATGGACTCAAGGATCCGCAGCGGATCATCAACCGACGGCGCACGCAGGGCAATGAGATCATCGACCGCGGCATGCCGAAGGTGTTCGTTGAGGAGGGCGCGGTCAAGCAGAACCCGAGCGGCGTCCCCGTCGAGAAGGTCGAGCTGAAGCGCGGCACCCCACCGCCGAGCTTCCACGCCGGGATCGGCCCGGGCGAGTGGATGTACCGCGACATCGCCGAAACCCGCGAGGATATCGAGCACGCTTCCGGGTTCAAGGGCGTGCGGCTCGGCGAGAACCCCGCGAACGTCAACACGTACTCGCAGCTAGCGCTGCTTTCCGAGAACGACCAGACGAAGCGCGAGGACATCTACGGGGAGCACCAGCGGTCGATCTCAAGGCTGATGGAATGCAGCATCCACGACATGCGCGCCTACTGGCCCGACAACAAGCAGTTGGCGTTGGCAGGGGACGAGAACCGCATCGAAGCGTGGACGTTCACCGCGAGCCGCATCCCCGACTTTTTCATCGTGCGGGTGCCCGAAGGCGCCGCCAAGCCGCGGTCGCAGGCCGCCGAGCTGAAGAAGGTCGAGGATCTGTGGGCGGCGGCGCTCAACTCCGGCTCTGTGGCAACGAACCCGCTCGCGTGGGTCGACTGGTACCGCCGGTCGCTCGACTCCGGCGAAGCGCTGGAAATGCCGGCGTGGCCGGGCGACGTGCACGAAGAGAAAGCCGAGCTTGAGAACCACCGGCTGCTCTCCGGGGAGCCGTTGCCCGCGATGCCGTACGATCCGCCGGAAGTGCACGTGCTGAAACACCGCGAAGCGCAGATCCAGGCGGAGATCATCGGCGACACTCACGCGTGGCAACTGCTCGAGCAGCACGTGCAGGAGCATCTCGCGGTCGCCGCGGAGAACGCGCGGCACGCCGCCGCAACACAGCCAGCGGCCCCCGCCGGTCAGGTCAGCGAAGCCACCCCGGCCGCGTCTTGAGCAGGTGGCCCCGCAGCCCGCACAGATCTTCAGGCGGGTCGTGCGCGAGCGCCCACAGGATCGCGTCCCGCTCCTCGTAGTCGAGCGCCACGATCCGCGCCTGCCGTTCGACCGCCCGGTTGAGCGCCACCGACGCCGACAGCGCCGACGGCCTCTCCCCGTGCTCCAGCAGCAGCCCGCACACCACGCGAACCTGCTCGTACGTGACCGGGAACCCGTAGACCATCAGCACCCGCTGAACCCTACGCGGGCGCGCTCCCCTTTGGAGGACACATGGCAGCTATCGCATGCGCCGCGCTCGCCGCGACCGGCTCCACCGGCAACAACAACCACGCCAGCGTCGAGCTCGGCCCCGAGACGTCGCAGCTTGCGGTCGCGTTCATCGTCGAAGCCGTCGGAGCAACGCCGGCGGTGACGTTCAAGCTGCAGGCCACGTTCGATCGCGCCAAGGACGTCGCCGACGGCGCAGTCGCATGGTTCGACCTGCTGCTGATCCCCGCCGACAGCGACACCGGCGCCGTCGGCAGCACCGTCACCGCGGTCGGCCAGTACGCCCGGTATCTCGCGCAGGCGCACTCGCGGTTCGTTCGCCGCGTCCGGCTCGTCACGTCCTCCAACACCAACGTGACCTACAGGGCTCACCTTCACGCCGTCAACTCCCGCTGACAAGGAGCTTCGCTCATGGCTCTCACCATCACCGCGATCAAGCGCGTCCACGTTCCCGCCGGCCGCGCGCTCGTCGCCGACATCACGTTCGACAGCTCGTACCCGACCGGCGGGGAGCCGCTCACCCCGGCTGATCTCGGCATGACGTCGATCGAGTGGCTGGAAGCGAAGCAGAAGGGCCTCGCGTCCAGGCTCGCCGCGTACGACTACGCCAACGCAAAGCTCGTGCTGTTCACCGCGATCGGCGCCGAGGCCGCGAACGCATCAGACCAGTCGACGATCGTCGTCCGCGCCTTCGCGATCGGTGACCAGCAGGGCATCGCGTCCGTCTAACGCGATCTACATCCCGCACCCCCAGGGCCGCCCTCAAGCGGCCCTTCGTCTTCCAGGAGGGCACCCATGCGTCACCGCCTACTGCACATCCTCTTCGACCCGGACGACGGCGCTGGCTCCGGCGGGCCGCCCGCCCCGGCCGGCGCCGACCCGCCGGCCGGGCCTACGGGCTCGGAGGGATCGCCCTCCCCCGTGGCGGCGGCGCCGGCCTGGGCGGGACCCACGGAGGAAGAGTGGCTCGAGAACCAGCAGATGCTCCGCGGCGTCCACGGCGCCCTCCAGGGCCTCGGGCAGCAGCAGCCGGCACAACAGTACGGAGGCTACGACGGCGGCCAGCCCAGCTACCAGCTTGACCCGTTCGCCGACAACTTCGGCGAACAGCTCATGCATCTGCTGTGGGCCAACAACCAGGCGGCGGTGCAGCAGATCCAGGGGCTGATCGCGCCGATCTTCGCGCACACCGAGCAGCAGATCAACGGTGAAGCGGAACAGCGAGCGCTAGACATGTTCTCCGACTTCGAGGCCCGCGAAGGCGAGTTCACGAAGCCGGAAGGTGTCGACCTCACACTCACGTCCATCGCCCGCAACCTCGCCGACGTGCTGTACCCGCAGGCGGAAGCCCGGTACGGGGACGGGCCGCGCGCCGTGCAGGCAGCGGTCGACATGGCCGCCAAGCAGGTGCGGGCGCTCGAAAACGCTCTAATCGCCGTGGGCGTGCAGCGGACACAGGCGCAGTGGGGCAAGCGCGCCAACCTCGGCGGCGAACCCGGAGGCGGCGGCGCCGGCTACCAGGGCGCCAGCGACGCCGACACCGAACTCGACGCCGCCCGCCGGATGATGGCGCGGCCCACGGCCGTCTAGTCAGCTTCACCCCTCACCCCTCACACCACCCCCCCAACGCAAGGAGATGATCGGCATGGCCGATGTGAACCTCGCGAACCTCGCGAACCTGCTGTACGAGCTGCGAGGCCCCATGCAGCGCAACTTCCGCAAGCGCCACGTCACGAAGGCCGAGATCGAGCGCATCGACTCGCGGGAGCTGTACACGGGGTCGAAGGTCGCGGTGCCCATTATCCTGAACTCGCTTCAGGGCGGCGGAAACCCAGGCGAGTCCGGCACGATCAACGTGCCGCAGGGCCTCAACACGGCGCGGCCCACGGTGACCGCGCAGAACATCGTGCAGCCGTTCTCGATCACCCTCGACGGAGAAGAGGCGTCGATGGACAACTCGGCGGTCGAGGCGATGGCGCTGCTCGTTCAGGAGGCCCGCAACTCGCTCGCCGAGATCATCAACGACGAGTACAACGCCTCCACGGCGCTGCTCGCCACGATCACCGGCGGCTCGTCGCCGGGGCTCACCGTGA